GTATTTCCATCGTTTTGCAATATGGCTTCGCATGGTAAAATCAGAACGTATTGCATTTGGGTGATCATGTTCACACCAACAATATCCGGTTTTTCCTGCACCATCTAAATTAAATACGCTATATGGCCCAACTGGTGTTGCTGATGCAGCTGCATATATTGCTGCTATTGGCGATAATCGAATTGCAGCACTAGCACCATCCAATCTTCTGCTTGTTAAATATCCTAAGGCTTGTTGTCCAAATGTATTCGAAGAATTTCCTGCAATAGTTAATCTAGATCTAAAATCTGGATATAATACTGGAGATTCTATTCCAGAAATTATTTTATTAGTTAATTGATTAAATGGCAATGTTCTATACGTTCCAGATAATGTATTTTCTACTCCTTCTGTCAATGATTGTCCAACTTGTCCTATTTGTGGAAAACCAGATATAGATCCTGCTGCTAAACTTGCAAATCCGAAAATATTAGATGCTACTCTCTTTAAACTAACATTTGTATGCATATATGATTTTGGATACATCCAAGCTGTTGCATTTTGTTGTTCAGCACTCCCCGTAGAAAATTGAGGTCGCAATTGATTGGTAACAACAGCATTTGCCATTAAATTTGGTAATATAACCGTTTGAATGGTTGGATTAAATCCAGCGTCGGTAGGATTTCCTGTATATCCTGGCGCTGCCGTATATTGTGATGCAAATTGTGCAGAATTTGAAATCGTTGGATTATCTTGAATAAGATTTGGATCTGGTAATATGTTGAATGATGGACCAAATTGAGACTGGCCCAACGTTGGATTATCTTGAATAAGATTTGGATCTGGTAATATGTTGAATGGAGAACTAAATTGAGACAGGCCGTTTGTTGGATTGGTATATACTACATCGGGTAATATATTAAATGGCGCGGTAAATTGTGAATATGCACTGTTCATATATTTCCTTATCCGTAGTATGGTGCATTCATTCCGCCACCAAATTTATTATCTGTTAATGCTCGTGTTTGACTGTTAATTGCAGCAACAATGGCAGCTGCAAATTGATCAAATCCTCCTGCCGGAGTAACTGTTTCACCCGATGTTAACATAGCTGGATATGAATCATCGGGATACCCAGCTGGAACTACGCCGCCGTCAGCCATTCCATATGTTTTAGGTGTTTGTTGTGTAACTAATGTTTTATATGTGTTAGGATCTAATAATTTTACTACTCCTGCAGAAATATTAGCTACGTTTGTTGCAACAGTAACCGCAGTACCTGCTGCCCTTGCAAGGCCCTCTGTTGCGCTCGGAGCCAATGATTGAGCGGTACCTTTCATTAAACCTACAGTACCTTCTGCAATTCTTTGTTGTAACGCTTCTGGATTTTTTATAATAGCTGAAATACCCTCTGTTGTCATCAAATTTAAGACATCAGCAACTTTTTCATCAGTTGTACGAGCATCCTGCGAATCTTCCAATTCTTTAATTGCAGCCTCTTTTTCAGCATCTGACAAATTTTCCATTTGAGATACTGCCGATGTTAACGCATCACCCGTTAAATCGAATAAAGAATCTCCGCCTGGTAGTTGTTCTAATATTGATTTTTTTTGTAATGCCCTCGATAATGCAGCTTCATCTATACCTAATAACGTAGACATTTGTTCGCGTGCAAATAAATTATTTTTTAATGTATCTCCTTCTTGTTCAAGAATTTGATTCATAATATCTGCTTGTTTAGATGCATCTCCTTGTAACGTAGCTTCTCGATATGCATTTGTAAGACTTTTACCAGATTGATCCGTTAATCGACGTCCCGATATTAACTGATATTCTAATTCTTGTCCAATACTTGATTCAATATCTAAAAGATTGTCAGCAGTATTTTTTAAATCTGCCATATTTAGACCAAGAGCTTTTGCTTTTGTCACAGCTAAAGCCAAACTACCAGGTATGCGGCCGTATTGCATTTGCAAATCTTCACTTAATCCGGCAATATCTTCTGTTATATCTTTAAATACGCCAGTCATTCCTGTTTGTTTTTCAATCTCTTTAGCAATATTTCCTTGTATCAATAACTGTTCATTTAATCCTTTACTAGTACCTGCAACAAAACCTATATATTTATTTGCTTGGTCTCCAGTTAATTTCAAGTTATTGGTAATAAGTTGCTGAGTTTTATAAAGTTGTTTTCCGTAGTCAGTATTAATTAATGAATTAACCGTTGCAAAATTACCAATTAATCCTTTTAAATTTTTTGTATATTCTCTTAATTTTTCTCCACCAACGCCAAATGATTTTGCATTTTTATCAAGTATCCCGCCTAATGCAGTTGCTTGATTAATTGTCATTCCAAATGTATCTCGCAAATCTTTGTTGCGATCTTCAAGAAATCTTGTACCATCGGCCAATTTATACATTTGGTCGGCCAAAGTTTGCATTTGTGCAGTTACTTGTTGTGCACCACGTATCAAGTTTGCGTCTGGCCCGAACATATCTTTGAAGTTTTTGCCTAAATCGTCAATATCTGCCATACCGATCCTTGGTTGTTGTTTGAGCCGTTTAATGATATATTGATTGGTATCTAACATTTATTTTATAATAAATATTTACCTTGGAGATTTTGTAATGTTACGACGTTTCATTTTTTCTTGTTGATCTCGACGTTTTTCATTAGCAGCTTCTTTTGTTTCTAATATCATGTTAATTTGTTTAATATAAAACTTGCGAAGAAACAATGGCATATTATATATAGTATCCCAGTCCCATCGGCCTTCGCCGTGCCAAATTAAATTGAATATATTTTCGTGTAACGAAATTCGGTCTTCTGGTTTAAAACCAAAAAAGGTCTGATCCAAGGGAAAACCCGGCAGTAAAGGTGCCTCCTGATTCACCCTGAAACTCATATTCAAAATTCATACCTGGCGCATTTTTTACAATATATTCGCGAAATGCTCTAGATTCTGCTGCTAAGAAATCATAACGAATAAAATGTTCAATGTCTGCTTGTGATCTAGATTCATTAACTTGGGTTATGACAGATTTTAAAAAGTCAGTTACGCTCGTAACATCTGCAAATTTTACCAGATATGTAAATTTTATTTCATACCCTGATGCAGTTTTATATGAAAATTCGCCTTGGTCATTTGCAACCAACTTAAATGGTTTAGGTTGAATTTTTGATAAATCGATAGTTTGTTTAGATTGCTTGTTAGTTATTGGTTCAGTAACAGCAACTGGATATTCTGCACCATATGATAAAATACGAGCATAAATAATCAATCCGTCTCGGTCTACCGATGCAATATCTTGAATATCTATTTCTGATACAATGATTGCTTCTAACAATTTATCAAATAAAACACCTTCTCGAATATATGATGAATTAGTTAAAATATCTTCATCATATGCAGTCATATAACGCATTTCAATTTTACCAGAATGCAACGGGTGTGATTTTGGATATATTTCTCCACCGGATGCTAAATCTACAATAATTGTTGGTAATTTGCTTCGTTGTTGTGACTCGTAACGTTGTTTTGCAATGTTAATGATGTTTTCTCGATCATCTAATCGTGTTGTAAGTTTACTCATATATTCCTTATATAACTTTTATTATAAATATATAAAACATAGAAAATGGGAGCCGAAACTCCCATTGTATTTTGTTTGAATTAGAAATTTAAGAATGCCCAATCAAATTGAATAGTTAATTCAATTTCTTGTACCGCATCTTGACTCCAATCAAATGCTCCAAATCCCGCACTTGTAATAAATGCACCTTTTAAAATCCATTCTTCAATAACTTCACCTAATGGAGAAAGTTGATGTAAACGAATTTCTTTTTTATAGAATGATGAATACCCATCTCGTCCTGTTGCAGATTCATGATGTAAACGAACCCATTCCATTACTGCTTGTGCTCCCGATGGAACAATTGCATCATACAATGTCATTGTAATGGTATCCCATGAATGTTTACCAGCAACATAACGTTTAACGTTAATCATATCTAATTCAACTGCCGTATTGGTAATTGACGGCTTTCCAGATGCTTTAATTAAGTATGCCGGTATGCCATCTAGTTCTAATATAAATTGATGTTGACGTTTCGGTTCCCACGAAAATGCTGTTTGAAACAATTCGTTTTCTGTTGCCGCAGACAAATTTGGATTAAGACTGTCTTGTAATGCCATTTTGTTATCCTATTTTTTATTATAAATATCAGTAACAGTAAAAAAGGTAGAACCGAAGCCCTACCTTTTAAAAAAAATTTACTTATTCTTGTTATGCCGGGAAGCTTGCTCCTGTAGGTTGGATGTTGAAATCCAATACAATAAATTCAGCCGTTCTAGTTGGTTGCAAGAAAATTTGTCCGTATAATATGTTTTGATCAATAACATCCGGTGTGTTATTTGATTGATCCATTACTACTCGGAATGCATATAAACCTTGTTTAGCTCGTACATCTTCCATATATGGATTAACAATACTTAAGAATCTGTTTCGTGTTGCTGCCGTATTTTGTTCAAATACTAAATAACGAGTTGAAGATGCAATAAACTTCTTAACTTCAATCA